CCTACATTAAAAGATGGGGTGTTAGGTAATGTTACCTTTCCAACTAAGCCGAGCTAAAAATGTCTAAAGCAAGAGAACTAGCAAAATTAGGCGAAGTAATGACCAATGGTCAAATTGGGGGTCGTAAAAACATTGTAATCAATGGTGCAATGCAAATTTCACAGAGGGCAACGAGTGCCACATCTGTGTTAGCAAGCACAGCAGTAATTCCTGCTTGTGATAGGTGGATGTTTGAAGTAAGTGGAAGCAATACATCAGGAAGGTTAACTGTATCACAATCAACAGATACCCCTAATGGTTTTGGAAACTCACTTAAACTTGATGTTACTACAGCAGATACTTCTATTGCAGCAGACGAGTTTGTAAGTTTAGTGCAAAGAATAGAGGGTCAAAATTTACAGCAATTAAAAAAGGGAACTTCAGATGCAGAAACAGTTACTTTATCTTTTTTTGCAAAAGGAACTGCAAAAAAATATGCGTGTGGTTTTTATGATGTAGATAATAGCAGAAATGTTCATGCTCACTTTGATGTAACGACATCATGGCAAAGATTTATAATTAGCTTTCCTGCTGATACTACAGGTGCTTTTGATAATGATAATGCAAATTCTGCTTTTATTTTGTTTAATCTACATGCAGGAACTAATTTCTCAAGTGGCACTCTTAATACCACATGGCAATCAAATGATAACACAGATAGAGCAGCAGGTATAGATTCTTTATTATCAAGCACAGACAATGAGTTATACATAACTGGAGTACAACTAGAAGTAGGCTCTACTGCCACACCATTTGAGCATAGGTCATTTGAGGAAGAGCAAAGGCTTTGTCACAGATATTTTCAAAGATTAGGTGGTCAGTCATATCATCCGTTTGCTGTTGTAGCTGGTCAAAACGCTACACTTTCAAGGTCTGTACAACATTTACTTACACCTATGAGAGCCATACCAACTTTTGCATCAGAGGGTTCTTTTCTTGTGGAAGGTACGTCTGCTCAAGCTGTAAGTAGTTTTTCAATTGATATAGGAACAAAAGAAGTAATGATGATGAATATAAATTCATCATCTACTCATGGTCAAGATGGATCTGCTGGTAGATATTTTGGTGATTCAGGGACTTCTGCTTTTATAAGTTTTGATGCGGAGCTTTAAATGAATATTAAAAATGCAAAATACATAAATGGTACAGCTAAATCTATAAAAGCAGAAATTGATGATGTAGAAATGCATATACCATTAGATCCCAACAACAGACATTACGCAGAAATACTAAAACAAGTTGCAGAAGGCAAACTGACAATCAAGGATGCTGATTAATGTTAGCTTTTTCTGCATTTGCTGAATCTCCCTTTTCTTCATTAGGAGGGACTGTTAGATTTGGTAGTACAACACAAGAAGCTATTTTTTCTAAAGTATCGGCAGGGGTAGGTGAATTTAGTGGAGAAGCTGACTTATCTGCTAATTTTGTCGTAAGTTCACTGGCTTTTGTCTTGCAGTCAAATGGTGCAACTTTTGAGTTTGCATTTACACAATCGGCAGATGGTGTTAAAATAAAACCGGGGGTTTCATCGCAAGATATAAACTTCACACAATCTGCTAATGGCATAAGAAAAGCTGTCGGTGTTGCTCCTGTTAGTGCAAATTTTGTACAAAGCACAAATGGTGAAAAATTATATGAAGAAATTATACCAGCTGACAATGAAACATATTCAACTATTACACCAAGTTCTGGTAATACTTGGACAGAAATTGTTCCTACAGGAACAGAAACATATACAGAAATAGACGGGTGAGGATATTATGGCATCAACATTTACAGTAAACACAGGAATAGAAAAAATAGGATCTGGAGAACAAGCGGGTTCTTGGGGTGATACTACAAATATAAACTTTGATATTATAGATAGAGTTTTAAATGGTGTCTTTACAATAACCGTTTCTGGTACAGTAAACTTAACAACAACTGATGGAGCTGCATCAGATGGACATTATAAAGTTATTGTTTTAGCTGGATCTCCGGGAAGTGGTTTTGATCTTAATATAATACCTAATGACATGCAGAAATGGTATTTTATAAAAAACGGAACTGGACAAACAGCAACAGTAAAACAAGGTGGCGGATCAGGCAGTACAGTTGCAATAGCAACAGGAACATCAGCTATAGTTTTTGCAGATGGCACTGGTGCAAATGCTAATGTAAATAGCATACCGACAGATTTGTTAGGTGACACAACTCCTCAGCTTGGAGGAGACTTAGATACAAATGGTAATGCAATATTATTTGGCTCTAGCAAATGGTCAATATCATTAGACACTGTTGATAATGATTTGTTATTTAAATACAATAATGTAATAGTTTTTAAATTAGCATCTTCTGGTGCAGTAACTTCAAAAGACAATATAACAGCATTTGGAACAAGTTTATAATGACATTACAGTCTAGTGGAGCAATATCATTATCTGATATAAGAGATGAGTACAATACAGGCTCTAATGCTCCAATTGTATTTAATGACTATTATAGAGGTGGCTCTCTAGTAAAAGCAAATGCTGTTAACAATACCTCAACAAATCTATCAGCAGGTGTTCCAACAAGTGCTAACAATAACCCTTTATCTGTGGAAGATTTTTATGGTCAAGGAAAAGGGTTTAGAAGAACATTTAATGCCACTGCAACAAATCAAACTGGGGCAACTATGTTTGGTGATGATTATACATTAGATTATCCAAAGGAAGTTGTTGTAGATGCAAATGTTACAGTTGGTGCTACAAGCACAAGTAATTCTGCAATTCAAATTAGCTCAGGTCTTCAAGGAACAATATCTTTAACAAACAATGGAAGCATAGAAGGGGCTGGAGGCGCTGCAAGCACTCAAGGAGGAACTGCTTTAACTTGCTCTTCTACTGTTACAGTTGTAAATAATGGAACAATAAAAGGTGGAGGCGGAGGCGGAGGTACTGGAGGTGCTGGAGGAAAAGGTGTATATACTGGCTCCGCTACTTTTTCTAGTTTAGTTGATGAAGGAGGGGGTGGAACATCCAGTCCTCAAAATAATAAACCTACTTGGTTAAATTCTATTTATACAGGTGCAGGTAATTTAGATGGTGTTGGTGTTGTAAGTGATAGACTATGGGGTGGTATTAACGCACAGTTTAATCGTGGTATTAATCCAGCAGAGTTTGATATAAACCATTCTGGGAGCGCAGGTGCTGGTTTTTCTGGAGCTTGTGCAAATAGAGGTCCAATTTATATTTCTGCACAAACTAATTTAACAGGTGTATATGGTGTTAGTGCTAATATTAGCACCTCATATGGAAGTGGTTATGGAACTCCTACTATAAATGTAAGTACAAGTAATGTTACTTCTGGTACATCAATAAGTAATAGCGGAAATGTTGGCATAGCATCAGGCACAACATATTATTTTACTGCTTATGGCTCAAGTTCGAATAATCAAAATTATTATTACAATACTTTAAGTATGTCTGTTTCTGGATCACCATTGGTAACACAAAACGGCGCAGCAGGTGGAGCAGGTGGCGTAGGCGAAGGTTATAATCAATCAGCAGGAGCAGGCGCAAGTGGTAGCTCTGGATCAAATAACGCAGGGTCAGGAGGTACTGGTGGTACAGGAGGTGCTTTTGGTCAGGCTGGAAATGCTGGTGGCACAGGTGATAACGGATCAGGCACAAGTGTAACTTATCCAGCTACAGCACCAACGAATGGATCTTCTGGCGCAAGTGGAGGTGCTGCTGGATTAGCTGTATCAGGTATGAGCAATGTGGCTGGAGGAAGTTTAGGCGGTTCTGGCACAACAGTTGGAGGCACAGCATAATGCCGTTACAATCATTAAAATTTAATGCAGGAATAAATAGAGAAATAACATCTTACTCTAATGAAGGCGGGTATTATGATGGAGATAAAATAAGATTTCGTTTTGGTTATCCAGAAAAGATAGGTGGTTGGGAAAAATACAGTCCTAACCAATACTTAGGCAGTGCTAGAAGATTGCATAACTGGATAGCCTTAGATAGTTCTAACTATTTAGGAATAGGAACACATCTTAAATATTATATAGAAGAAGGTACAAATTTATCTGATATAACCCCTACAAGAAAAACATCAACTAATAGCATAACATTCTCTGCATCTACATCAGCTAATAATACAAGTGCCGGAACAACAACAGTCACTGTCACAGATACGAGTCACGGTGCAGTTGAAAATGATTTTGTTACAATATCTGGAGCAGTTAGTTTAGGAGGCAATATAACAGCAGCTTTACTTAACACAGAACATCAAATTGTAAATGTTACTGACGCCAATACATATACAATAGTTATTGGAGTTTTAGCCACAGGATCAGATAGCGGCAATGGTGGCTCAGGAGTTGATGGTGTATACCAGATTAACGTAGGATTAGATGCAGTTGTTGGTGGTAAGGGATGGGGAGCAGGAGCTTGGAACGGAACCACTACAGGAGCTGTTCAAACAACTGTTAACGATAGTGGTGGCTCTCTTGGTAGCTCAGATACAACCTTAACTGTTGCGGATTCAAGTCCAAGTGGACATCAGATAGTTGCTACTGATGAGATATTAATTGGAAGTGAAATACTTACTGTAACAAATGTAAGCTCAAATGATTTATCAGTTGATAGAGCGCAAAAAGGCACAGATGCAGCCACACATACTAATGGAACTGTTGTTAAGTTAATTACAGGTAATGCCAGTACAGATAATGATTTTGTAGGATGGGGTCAAGAAGCCGCTATTACAGTTACAACTCAAATTAGACTTTGGTCACATGACAACTTTGGTGAAGATTTAATAATAAACGTAAAAGATGGTCAACTTTTTTATTGGGATAAAACTGGGGGCACTGGAACAAGAGCTGTTGAATTAAGTACAGCATTAAGTTCTCAGAAAAGCGTTCCTACAGTTGCAAAGCAAATATTGGTATCTGACATTGATAGGCACGTTATTGCATTTGGATGTGATGGAATTAATACAGCAAACCCAAGTTCAGCTAGTGGGGATGGTGTTCAGGACCCATTACTCATTAGGTTTAGCAGTCAAGAGAATCCTGTAGATTGGTTTCCAACAACCACTAACACAGCAGGAGATTTAAGATTAGGTGCAGGCTCAACATTTGTTCAAGCTGTTGAGACAAAAAGAGAGATATTGGTTTATACAGATAAATCTTTACATTCAATGCAGTTTATAGGTCCTCCCTTTACATTTGGTATATCGCAGCTTGCATCTAATATTACAATTATGTCATCAGCCTCAGCCATAGCTACAGAAGATGTTGTGTATTGGATGGGTATTGACAATTTTTATGTTCATGCAGGGCAAACTGCACAGTTGCCATGCACAGTAAAAGACAAAGTATTTTTAGATTTTAACCTAGCACAAAGAGATAAAGTTATCGCTGGTATTAATTCTGAGTTTGGAGAAGTTATATGGTTTTATCCATCCGCAGGCTCTTCAGATAATGATAAATATGTCATATATAATTATAACGACAAGATATGGTATTATGGCACGCTAGGCAGGACAGCATGGCTTGATAGAGGCGTTAGAACATTTCCTCTGGCCACAGGAAATCAATTTATATATAATCATGAACTAGGATTTGATGATGATGGCAATGCTATGACAGCTTTTATAGAATCAGCTCCTATGGATATAGGTGATGGAGATAAATTTACTTTTATTAAAAGAGTAATACCAGACCTAACTTTTGATGGTTCTACTGCTTTAAGCTCACCAAACGCTGTATTTACTATTAAAGCAAGAGACTTTCCCGGCGCCACATACGATCAATCAGGCACAGGAACTGCCACAAGAACAGCATCATCACCTGTAGAGCAGTTTACAAATAAGCTAGATTATAGGATTAGAGGGCGTTCTTTTGCAATAAAACTGGAATCTAATGCTTTAGGATGTAAATTTAAGATGGGAACGCCTAGAGTTGACATGAGAGAAGATGGAAGAAGATAATGGCACAAGTAAACACACCTGCACCAAGATTACCAGAACCACCAGAAACAATTGATAGAAGATACATGGAAGACTTAATTAGAACTTTACAACTATTTATAACTCAAGAGAGGAATCCCGGGGAAATGAGAGGCACTAGGCTTACTTTAACAGATTTGCCTACATCAGCCACAGGACTAGAAACAGGCGCTCTATATAACGATAGCGGGACAGTAAAGGTGGTTACATGAAACCAGCTTTTGTTTTGTTATGTTATTTAGCGGGCAACCCAGCAGGACAATTGCATATGTCTAACGTAAATAATTGCACGTATTTCAAGGATAGATTAGCCAATCAAACTGTTAAAATTGGTGAGCAGACACAAAAATATGATTGTTATTGCAAATTAGTTAAGGTAAATAAACAAATGAGGTTGTGGTAATGATACAAGCACTTATTGGGCCAGCTACAAAGCTGTTAGGAAAATTCATAGAAGACAAAGATACTAAGAATAAGATCGCCTTTGAGTTAAGCACTATGGCAGAGAAACATGCCCAAAAACTTGCCCTTGCTCAGATAGAGTTAAATAAAGCTGAAGCTCAGTCTGGCTCTTTATTTAAGGGCGGCTGGAGGCCAGCAGTTGGCTGGACATGCGCGATTGCTTTTCTATATCACTTTATTTTAAAAGATTTAATAATATTTGGCTGTGCAATGGCTGGTGTGACGATACCAGAACTGCCGAGTTTTGATATGGGTACACTTCTCACCGTTCTCGGCGGCATGCTCGGAATCGGAGGACTTAGGACATATGAAAAGCAAAAGGGTTTAACAAAATAACGCAGGATTTATTTAGACATTTAAGGATACATGTTATGAGTTTATATAGAAACATACAAGCTAAGAGAAAAAGAATAAAGGCAGGTAGCGGAGAAAAGATGCGTAAAAAGGGATCGAAAGGCGCACCTACTGCAAAGAACTTTGCAAGAGCAAAAATGACAGTAAAGAAGAAAAGATAATGTTTTGGGTTTATGTAGCAGAATATATAGCAAGGAGGCAAAAATATGAATATAGATGTTTTGAGGGAAGAGATTGCCGCAGACGAGGGATGCGTCATGAAAATATACAAAGATCATCTTGGATACTTAACCTTTGGGATAGGACATTTGGTAAAAAAGACAGATATAGAACACGGATTTGCTGTAGATACACCTGTTTCTAGAAGAAGAGTAAATACTGTTTTTGCAGAAGATATTAACTTATGTATGTCTGATTGCAGAAGATGGATTGACAAGTTTGATACATTGCCAGAAGAGGTACAACATATTTTATGCAACATGATGTTTAATATGGGGTATACAAGAATGAGTAAATTTCGTAAACTAAAGGCAAATATAGAGAAAAAGAACTGGTCTGGCGCAAGCGAAGAGATGAAATCAAGTAAGTGGTACACTCAAGTAACCAATAGAGCAGAGAGATTAGTTAAAAGAATGAAAGCAGTAGGAGCATAAAATGTTACCAGCAATCTTAGGAATGGCGGCACAGGCATTAATACCCACAACAGTTATGCCTGCATTTGTAGCTAGTGCTATAGGAAGTGGAATAGGCTCGTTATTGCAAGGTGG